TCATGCCTGGCCTCCTTTTTTATACTGACTTGGGGTAACGCCTACCAGTTGCTTAAAGCGCTGAGAAAAATAATTCATGTCCTCAAAACCGACCTGCTCTGCAATTTCATAGATTTTAAGATTACTGGTTAACAAGAGAAGCTTGGCTTTTTTCAACCGTTCTTGTACCAGATAATCTTGAAAGGGCATCCCTAAATCTTTTTTAATCAAGACGCTAAGGTAATTAGGGCTAAAACCAAGCTGCTGAGCCAAGCTTTTTAGGGTCAAATCAGAATCTGCCAATCGCTCATGAATAGCCATTGCTATTGCTGATACTTCTTTTTGAGGCTGCTCAACCAATTCCTGGATGGTTTCTGTTTTCTTGGAAAGGTCTAATTTTTGCTGGAGCTTTCCTAACATATCTTCCACATCGGCCTTGGAAAAGGGTTTGAGCAAGTAATCATCTGCCCCTAACTTCAAAGCAGATAAGGCATAGTTAAAATCATCGTAGCCCGTCAAAAATACCAGATGAGTTTGGGGGGATTCCTGTTTAATGAGTTCTGCTAGTTGAATCCCATTTAATTTGGGCATATTGATATCCGTCAAAACAATATCATAAGGCTCTTTCTGAAACAAGTCCCAAGCCAACTGGCCATTTTCTGCTTCGTTGACCCTATCAATCTTGAACTGGCTAAAATCAACCAAAGAACGAATACCCTGGCGCACAAGGTATTCGTCTTCTACAATTAACAATGAGTACACACGGTGTCTCCTTATCTTTATAAAGGGCCTTGCATGGCCCTCTCATACTAGTCTTTCTTCTATTATATCAGAAAAGAACATTAATATGGTATCATTTGCTATCATTGCCTAATCACTTGATAAATCAACATTTTACAACCTTACATTATCTGGTCAATTACACTGATTTTAAAAACAACGTAGTAAATAACGTAGTAATTTTGCGCTGGGGAGCATCTGATTTCGGGACTTGGAAAAGTCTTTTTTATTTGTCTAATTCCACCACCACCTCTTCCACTATTTCCTCAGCCACAACCTCCGACGGTCTGACTTTTTCGCCAGGCAACACATAATCAAAAATCTGTCCGTTTTTACGCACAATCGCTACTGTGTCTCCTACGATATATCCGTCATCGATTGCTTGCTTAAACTCGTCGTATGTTAGCATTTTTTGTCCTCCTTATCTTATTATTCGTAAAAAGTCCCGTGAAAAGGACTTTTTTGTTTTGGTCTTCTTTAGCGGACTAAAAAATAATTTTAAAAAAGTTTAAAAAAGGTATTGACTAAGGTGCTACCTAATGTTATAATAAGTATGTAAGTAAGACAAAGGCTTACAAAAAATAAATCGCAAGGCCTGAAAGAGGCTGAGGAGGAAAATATGAAATACTTTACAACTGACATCGAAAATCTTGAAAACATCACAGTCTTTGAAGAGTTTGGTTTTGACTTCGAAGAATCAGAAGACGGAATTTGGTATACAGAAGATAAAGCAATGTTCGACTGGTGGAATGAACTTGCTCAAGCAATCGAATTTTTAAACGATAACCGGATTGATGCAGAAACTAATGAACTAGCGGACTACGTAACAGTTGCTAAAGAAAACGGATTTGAATTTTAATTAAGAGGGGCTGCCGCTCCTCTTTGTTGGTAAAAAACCATGAGAAAATTAGATTTGACAGGGAAAACATTTAATCGCTTAACTGTTATTAAAGAGGTGTCGAACTCGAAAAAGGGCACGTACTGGTTATGTCATTGTTCATGCGGAAAATTTGTTGAAATTAAAGGGACTGCTATTAAAAGTGGAACAACAAAATCATGCGGCTGCTTGGCCCTAGAAATTGCTCAAAACCTAGCTAAAGAAACCGAAGCCGCAGAAAATGCACATGATGGATATAACCAAAAACGTGTTGATGGCATTGCTACTTTTTTAATTAACGATAAGATACAAAAAAATAACAAGACTGGTTATAAAGGTGTTTTGCAATATAGATTAGCTGACGGATCGATAAGATATCAAAGCTATTTAACTGTTGGCGGTAAAAATTACAGTAAAAAAGGCTTTAATGCACCAGAAGAAGCTTATAATTATCGTCTAAAACTAATTGAAAAATATGTACCAAAGGAAGGATAAAATGACAAAAACAACAGCACAACGCAAAAAATCAATTTATATCAACGGCGCACTGGAAAAAGTTTATGATGAGTGCAGCAACGGCATGCGCAATCGTACGTTTAGCGGTCGTGTCATGGATATTGCAGAGCGTTATGATGTTCTGATGGGGCTAACAGAGATTCCAGAGTTGACACCACAACAGCAAATGATTTTAGGCGAAGCTGTCCTCGGTACTTTTATGGATCGCAACAAAATCAGATATTTACATGACGCTATTGCCGATACAGAGATTGACGGATGTCTTGATTTAGCAAAAATTGTTAGAGACTTAGACTACACACAGCGCCTAAAATTGATAGAGTCGATTAATATTTGAGCAGCTAATATTGCTGCTTTTTTATTTTGATGTTTTTAAAAAACTACAAAATTTTTTGTATAATCTATTGACATTATATCTAAAATTAGATATAATATAGTCATAAAGATAAAACAAAAAAAGGACAAGAAAATGACTAAATATAACAAATCAGAAATTATGAAAAACGCTTGGGCAATGTTTAACAGCTACGAATGGGATGTTGAAAATTTTAAATTTGTATCAGCAGAAAATAAAACATTTTCAAATTGCCTAAAAGAAGCGTGGGCAGAAGAAAAAGAATATGTTGAACGCAAAGCAAAAGAAACGGCAGAAGCTCCAAGATCTGAAGAAGCAAAAGCTTGGGACTGGGCTTGTCGTAAATTAAATGTCAATGATTTACAAAACATTGACGCAACAGACAAAGTATTTTACGTTGTTGACATGCAAAAAGAAATGTGGACTTCCAACGTCTGGGCACAAGCTATCAAAGCTGTGGAACTTTATGTGAAATTAGGTTTGGCATAATGGCAAAAAAAGATTTAACAAATCAACGTTTTGGGAGACTGACCGTTTTAGGGGATATTGGCAAGCGAACACCGAAAAAAAGTATTTTGTGGCACTGCTTGTGTGACTGTGGAAGAGCAACATTTGTTCGTGGTGACCATCTCAAAAACGGGAAAATTAAATCTTGTGGTTGTTTAAATGACGAACTCAAAAGACAGAGATATAAAGATTTAACTGGGTACGAAAATGATAATTTTAAGGTTATCATCAGAAAAGAAAGCAAAAATCAGCGTGTTAAATGGCTTTGCGAATGCAAACATTGCGGAAATACAACGACTTTAAATTCTAATGAAATTGAGAAAACAAAATCATGTGGCTGCTTGAAAACTGGAGCAACGAAAGAATACATGAAATCTATCACAGATTTAGAATCTCTAAAATCGACAAAGCCAACAGCTAAAAGTACCACTGGCGTTAGAGGTGTATATTACAATAAACAAAAAGGCAAATATCAAGCCTTTATTAATGTCGATAAAAAAACAGTTTATCTTGGCCAATTCGAAAAATTATCTGACGCTGAACACGTCAGAAGAAATGCAGAGAAAGATTTTTGGGGGAAATGATATGAAAGCAGACAGTAAAAAAATAGAATGGTTGTTGGAAAATGCAAGTCAATACTCAATTGCAAAAGGTACTGGGATAACACAGTCAAAATTATCATATTTACTAAAAGGCATAAAAGAACCATCACATCCAAAAGCGATCAAAATAGAAAATTTATCGCTCGAAATAGCAAGCAAACTAACAAATTTTTCCGAAGAAATTCAAAAAAATAAGTAAAACGCTTGACATTATATCTAAAATTAGATATAATGAGTATATAAAATAAAGCCAGGAGAAAATCAACCATGAAAACATTTAACATTATTGTATCAGAGTCAGCAAATTTAAAAGAACATTCAAGCGAGTTAGTAGATAACATCATCTACAAAGTCGAAGCTAAAAATCGCAGAGAAGCTTTTAAAAAAGCAAGAGAAGAATATAGTTTTAGTTCTAAATGGAAATTCAACATGCGTGATCTAACTGCTATCGATAATACTCACAGACGCGCTTGGGGACGTCGATATTTACGGGTTGAAGAAGCATAATTGACAAAAAAATCAATTAGCTATATAATTTAATTATTGTATTATGGTTTTGGAATCAGCATTATGTTTGATTAAGTCAAAATAAGACAATTCGTATTCAACCTTTTTAAGGTGGCGCTCGATTCGGGCGCATTTTTTTTATATACAAAAAAACAGCCCCCGCAAAAGCGAGGGCGGTTATCTTATCTAATTTAATTTACCCCAAATACTGATACGATTGCCATCTTTATCAGTCTGTCCAATCCCCATGTAGTTTCGCATACCAGAGCCACCAACATAGCTAATCCAGTAGTAGCCATTAGCGTAGCCCTCGCTATCAAAGCTGACAGTATCGCCTTGTTTGTAGCTGCCTACAACTTCACTGGCTAGGCTTGGCCAACGTCTGATATTAATCTCCGCAACATCAAGCGTAAAGGTACCAGATTTTGGTGTCTCTACGATGATGTCGGAGGTTTGTGGCTCTGTGCTGACTGCTTGTGTAACGGCATCTCCTTGATATGGTGGGTAAAACCATCCAACAACGCCAGTAAAGTCACGAGTATTAAAACGAGCTGGTGCGCCGACATATAAGGCGTCTGCATTGCCATCAATGTTTTGTTCAACAGTCCGCATAGTGTAGCCGTCGCTATCCTCAATGACAATTCCCGTATGTCCAAATTGATGATACGGCACTGATTGGACAAATGTAGCGCCTGCTTTTGGGTTTGCCTCTGTTGGCATACGATGGACTTCCCAGCCTTGCGCACTTGCGCTGTCTAATAAATCAATCGCATTGCCCCAAAGATCAACACCAAACCAATTTTTAGCGACAAAACAAGGCAAGTCACAGCATTGCGTCCCGTGAGCACCGTCTTTGTCAACACCCATGCCTGAATTAGCAAGGTTAACACAGTATTGTACAATTTCGTTTGCGGTTGTCATCGTTTCCTCCTTATTATTTTTAAGAGCTTCTCTATCCCAACTTTGTAAGTCGTTTTCCTCAATCAGTTGGATTAAAAGTTCGACATAGCTACTTGCCGTAGCGTATCCAGCTGCTTTAATAGCGTAACAAGCTTTTTTATAGTCAGTCTCACCGATAACTGCTTTGTAGCGTGGATTATCGTTTAAAAATTTGCCATGATCAATAATACTGTCAGTCCAACTATCATAGGCCCTAAATCGGTCCACAATATCCGTGACGATACCAGGCTGGTACTCCTCCTGAGTTTTAGTGTCAAAAGACTTACCTGTCCAGCTCGCATCAGCCTTAATACCAAATAAAGCGTTATGTGGTGCATGTTTGCCCCAACCGCTCTCTAAAATAGCCTGAGCAGCTGTCAAGGATGGCAAGATTTTATACTTAGTCCAGCCATCTAAACAGCCCTGCTTAATATCATCTAAAAAGGTCATCTGTCCTCCTTATCTAAAAACGGATAAAAGATAAGAGCAATCACAGATAATGGCACATACAGTATTGCGATTGCTAGTATTAACGCTAATCGTGTGATTGCTCGCATGGCTCCTCCTATTTTTTGGGCTCATGGTAAGTCAATGCTTGCTCACTATCTGACAGGCCTTTCGTGGTTGGATCTGTGACAACACCGAGCAATACCAAAAGCGTTACAGCTGTGTTTGCAATATCTGCGATGTTTGATGGTAGTTTAATACCTAATTGCTGTGCTAACAAAAAGATAGCTCCCAAAATAGCCATCAAGGTTACTTTGTTTTGTAGTCGTAATTTTAAATTGATCATTTGATTTCTCCTCTCATCATATCTTTTAAATCTTTAACATCATCTGTTAAATTTTTAATTTGCTCTGTCATTGTAATCAACGTTTTATTTTGCTCAGCGTGCTCTTCAAGCCGCCGAGCATTTTGGCGTGTAACAATTTTTAAATGCTCTACCTCAGATTGCAACAAAGTAATATCTGTCGCATGCTTGATGGATTTTGCATTAAAAATATTGTAAGTCGTGACGATAGCTAAAATAAAGCCACCAACGCCAAATATCAACTCTGTTGCCATAAACCACCTCTAATCTTGTTTAACCAAATCAGCGTACTTGATAACTGTTACTTTGGCTTCTGACTCTAGCTCCTCTAAGGTTTGTTTGTCATACTCAAATGCTTCGTTAACGTGTACGAAGACTAGGTTACCTTCACCAGCCTCTCCGTCTTCCTCTTTAGTACTGTCGACCACCGTAAAGACATCATAGGCTTGATACTCACCTTTTTGGGCTGGCTCGATTAGCTCAAGCATGCCTTTATAAATGTCAGAATCAATCTTGCCGCCGCTCGTTAACATGTGGATGGTTTGCAAGTTAATCATTCGCTGTGTACGCTCTGCGGACACCTTAGCTAATCCTGCGGCTGTTTGGGCTGTTTTAGCGGTCTTAGCGGTTTCCTGTGAGATTTTTTCAAGGTCGTCTACTTTTTGCACGGCTTCGCCCATTGCAATTTCAACGTATTCAGATTTTTTAAATTCTTCCAAAGTAGCTTTGATAATCTCTGTGTCATTAGTTGAGTTTAAGTCCTGCTTGATTGGTTGAGAGATGACTGAGCCATCTTCTGCTGTGATAATAATATGTGTGCTTGCGACTGCTCCTGTGCTGTCAAATTGTGGGTATTTTCCTGTCACTTTCCAATTTCTCATGGTTATTCTCCTTTTTTACTTTCTTCAAATTGTTCCAAAATGTTGTCGATAAGAATGATTTCAGATGATGTAAATTCATCTTCACACTCTTCTAAAAAGTTTAAAAAGTCAATAAATCGCTTGGAGTACTCACCCCCTTTAATCACAATTTCTTCATCAGCTAGCTCGTTGAGTAGGCCGCTGAACTCGTCGAGTTTAGTGGGGTCTGCTAGCTTGATGTTTTTGTGCTCATCAATGACAAACTTGCCATCTTTGTCTTTTTGAGCATACAGATCAATAAGGTCACCCTCATCCTTGGCGTACTCTTTGAATTTATCTACTACTTTTGCGAGTAGCTTAGCACGTCCGCGATTTGCTCGCATGTTCGTGACTTTGATTTTGTCTAGTACACAATATAGTGTGTTTAAATCTTTGTTTTTAATAGTTAATTGCATATTATCTCCTGTTAAATTTTTGTGATGTAGTTATTCAATTCCCCATTCACAGCACTTACAAAATTGCCATGAACGGTATTCCAGCCAACGTTAGCTAAGTGCTTCCAACAACGTCCTAAGGCTACTACAGCCGCATACAAGTCGTTCATATCAATCATTTTTGTCATCTTGTCTGGTCTAAACTTAAATCCTCGATTGATGTTAAAGTCATCTGCAATAAGTACATTATCACCATAAATTTCTGTCTGGTCGACTGCAGCAGTATGGTTATATCCCGTAGCGTACCTAAATGACCTTAGCCCTGCAAAACGACCGGAAGAAGCCGAGTTAACACCGTCACCAGATGAGGTTATCCCGATCGATGCATACAACGCTGACCCTGTATAACCTTTGGGCGTCGCATTACTAAAATGTACAAAGGCAGTGTGTGTGTCGTCCCTGCGGACCAGAGCGTTATCACGACTGTTAAAGTTGATGGTCGCATTACTATTAAAATCCATCTTAGCCGAGCTAAGATCAATAAGCATAGCGCTATTGCGTGCCTTAATCACTTTACCCTCAAGCATGTCAACAATCGCATAGCCAATTTTAGCTTTGATAAAGTTAGCGTCTAAACCAACGATACTGCTGGCGTTTAGATTAATCACTCTAATCTTAGCAGCGTCAATCACTCCTGCGATAATCTGGTCAGCCTTGATTTTGATAGCGTTGGCAATCTTTGTGGTAAAAGCGCCGTTGACAGTGGTATTGCCATCAAGAGTGATGTTTTTACCAGCTATTTGCACACCGTGGGAGTTTAGGTTAATCGCTGAGATTATCTCATTACCAGACATCTTGCTCTTAGGCAACTTGTCCTTAATCGCGAGCATGATACTATCACCAGATTGCCGCAAGAGCGACTGGACCTTCTCCAAGGTCACAGACTGATCTATCAAAGTCTTTAGCTGAGTAAAGTTAGAGGAGATAGTGTTATCCTGATTGGATATTCTGCGCTCATAACCCGCTACAGTCTCTCTCAAACTGTTGTAATTACCCTCTGCGGACTGTAATCGTCGTTGGTAACTGTCTAGGCCCTGTTGTACACGACTGACAGCACCTTCACGGTTACGTATCTCTTGTGAGATTTGGCTAGCGGTTGTCTGTTGTACCGCTCTTAGTCCGCTAATTTGTGACTCGAGCTCTGTCCTCGTGCCTTGATTTGAGCGAGTAAACTCAGCACGTAAGCCCGCAAGCTTACTCTCGTAGGCCTCGGTCGTGCCGCTTGAGGTTGTTGTGATCTTAGCCGATAGCTTGCGCAACTCATCATCATACTTTTGCGATAGCCCTTGTGCTGAGGCTTTAATCTCAGCTTGTAAACCGATTTTATCATTGGCCATTGTGGCTTTTAGCCCCTCGATACCAGCTTGGTAGCTTGACGATAGCTGTCTATCTGCATCTTGGTACTCACGTCTAATGCCTGAGACTGTCTCGTTGATAAGCGCAAGTTTTTTATCGGTCTCGCTACTAATACGTTGCTGCGTGCCCTCTGCGGTTTTGATAATCTCAGATTTTATTGTACCGTTGTAATACTCTTCAATCATCCCTTGATTATTAAGCTTGATTTTTGACCAAAGTTTGGAGTTTTTAGTATCTGTTAACTCGAGGCTAATCTCTTTGAGGTCTTTAAATAGTCCAGTCGGATTACCTGTCCCCTCGACAACCACGGGCGCCACGTAGTTAGTTGGTTTACCCCCTCGCTCAATCATGAGCTGGTTAAAGCGAGTTGTACCGATACATCTGTTATTGGCTATTTTAACGCTTTTTGTGTCACCATCAGCCGTAAATGTATAATAAGCACGTCCATCTGAGCCGATTGTTAAATTTGACTCGTCTATTAAAAGTGTTGGGTCTCTACTCAAATGTTACCTCCTAATTTTTACCGTAAATTTTGACAAAAAAACTTTTTTCTAATGCTCTAAAAAAACAAAAATGACTATCTTGTAATGCTAGTATTTTATGTCCTGCTAAAAAAATCGTATTGTTTTTTGTTGTGGGGGTTTTAACAAAAAATGCATTATTGATTACGATTTTATAAAAAGGATAAATATCCAATTTTTTCCCAGCGCTTGTCAGCAAACCGTCAAAAAGCAGATTCCACGACCGCTGATAGACAATCGTATTATTACAAATAATACGATCAATCGTTTTGTTATTAATAATGATATTATTTAAATCTTTTAACAAATTATGACCTCTCAAACACGATCATGCCACTGGTATTGCTAGGCACCTGTCCTTTATCAACCACTTTAACCTCAAGATATTGTCCGGTTTGCGTGTCTTTTAGCTTACCGATATTATTAAGCTGTGACTGTATATCAGCTTGTCTGAGATAGCCAGACAAGCGCTCATTAAGACCAGCTATGTCACTAATCTCATGCTTATGTTTTTTAGCAGCATAATCTTCTTTTGCTTGCTTTTTTGTCACTACTTTGACTTCACCAGGAGTAGTCAGTAAGCGACCTGTGGAAGTAGCAGTCACGTAGTTAGCACCAACATAAGTCACCGCTACCTCCAAATAATTGTCTGCTTGGGTGGTAGTGTTATGTATTGTAATCAATACTTTGTCACCATTTTTAGTAGAAACTGTAGATTCGTTGACATACCAACTCGCCGAATAGCTGGGTTTTGCATAACTTTTTAGTAAGCTATCTGTATAACTATAGCTGCTTGTAAACACCTTTTGAGATAGCCCTAAAAAGTCATTAATAGCTTTAACATCTGCGGAACCGACGTTTTTAAGTTCAGATTTTTTGACATAATCTTCCAGATTGATGCCGTTGACATCACCAGTGTCGCCTTTTTCTCCTTTCGGAATAACGACCTTGGTTTTATCACTAAAGGTCAGCTGTACGCCCTCTGAGACACGTTGTTGACCTGTGATAGTGATACTATCACCTTTAGGTCCTGACTCACCTTTAACGTTTCCAAGATCTAACTCTGATTCCTCTTCAATTTTTAGTTTTAAATGACCGGATTCATCAACCCGAGCACTCTCAACGCTCTTACCTCTATCCCCTTTTTGGCCATTGGGGATATTAAAGGTTTTTTGAGTGTCGTCTGATAGTTTGATAGTGAGCGTCTCACCATCTTTGGTGATGTCAGTAATACTTGTACCTTTGTCACCCTTTTGACCTTTGATATTTCCGAGCTTAGTCTCTTTTTCCCCAATCCATACCGATAAGTCACCATTTTCGGATAGCTGTACCTTAGTGATAGATTCTCCTTGCGGACCTTCGTAGTAAGGCAGGTCATTGTAAGTCAATTTGCCATCACCGACTTTTAGCCTGTGAGTGTCTAGCTCAACAACTAGTTCACCATCATCAACAACAGGATTTAATTTTTGCCACTCGGCAGCATCCTTGCGGTCAAATAAGACTTTAATTGGTATTCTTTCTTCTAGCGTCATCTGTCCCTCCTTCCGTCTAAAATAATTTTTGGTTTATCGGACTGTTTGCCGATAATAGTTGCACCTTTGGCATCTGCAATCTCTTTATAGCTCATATCCAGGGCCAATTCCTGCACCTCCGACGCGTTTAAATCTATCTGCTTAGATTTATACCAGTCGCCAGTTAAAACAGCCGTGTAGCTCAAAGGATAAACCTCTATAGACTGTTTATCCTTAGCGACCTCAAACGTCTGTGCTTCCATCTTAGCCTTGGTAGGTGTCAGCACTAACTTAACTCCCTTGTTGTTAATTTGCGTCAATGTGATAGCCACTTTTTTGAGTAGCTCACAAGTCTGGCTAAAGCTAATCGTGTAGGTCTCGCCACGCTTAAAACCACCGTCATTAGCTTCAAGCTCGATATAGTCTTGGTCATAGGTTTTTACACGGTTAGGGTCGCCAACCAAGAGGTTTTTGTTGTAGTGGGTCTTACCGTTGTTACCTAAAATTTCGGCGTTTAGACGGGACGTCTCGCTCGTTTCACTGACTTTGTTTTTTAGGTCATCAAAGCTTTGTTTAATAGACGGGATGTCATCAACTTTGATAGTTTCGGTTATTTTCTTGATGGCTTCCTCTGGCAAAGCTAGGTTTTTGAGAGTTTCACGAAATTCATCGAGTTCTTTGTCCGTGCGCTGGTTGATTTCTTCTTGCGCTTTTTTGGCTTTTTCGATTTCAGCCATTGCCTCGTCAAAGGCCCGTTGGTTAGGGTTTAAATCCTCTGTATCTAGTACCTTGACCCATTGATGGCCATCCCAAATCCAAGTGCGCTGATACTTACCATTTTTTTCGAACCAGTAATCACCTATCTTGTGCTCAATATTGTCATCTGGTTTTTCGTACCAAACGCGTTTACCATTGATGTCATTGAGGTATTTAGGCAGATTGAGTTCAAATTGTTTTTGGTTGTTAGTAATAACCTTTTGATTATTTTCCAACGCATTGATACGTTCGGAAACACCACCAGTCAAACTTTTAGAGATGGACTGACCAATCGTACCAAGTTTTATTGTGTGGTTGCTATCTGTATAGACGTCATAGACAATCTCCACAACTTTTTCAGACTCGGTTGTGATGCCAAACTTTGGATAGTAAAGCGGTACAATATCGCAAAGCTCGACCTCCTCCATGACCCGAAAATCTTGATAGTCAAGTGTTTGCGACAGGTCGATATAATCAACCTCTATGCTGACTTTAGGGGAGCCTACGTTATTATCCTTAAGATATTTCTGAGCTAACTTCCTGAGTTCTTCTTCTGTTGGCTCTTTTTTACCCTTGTCATCATTAAAATGACTAGATAAATCAACCATTTGGATTCTGCGTTGGGCATATAACTCAAGATACTGACCATCTAGGATAAATTCAGGCAATGTCACTAGCTGTTCTTCGGGTTGCTCATGCTCGCCTACGTGAGGCTTACCAGATGCTTCCTCTTGCGGTTTTGGTTGTGGCGTATATCTTACGTAAGGATAGATAGAGGTGTAATTGCCATCTAGCAATCGCTCCTCCTCTACGCTGACAATATTGCGACCATACTCCAACACAGTAGGAGCTTTACGACCCATTTGTTTGTGTAAGATGATCGTGCGATTGTCAAACTCGTACTCACCACCGTAAACATCTAGGATAGAGCCAGCGACACCTCCGAGAGCGCCACGGGCATTGCCGATTTTATCAGCTTCCCAGCTAAAGCTCCCGAGCGTTAAGATGTCGCTTTTAACATCAAAAGTATCATCACCGACAAGGTTTTTCTTCCAGATTTCTAAAGCTGATTCGGCTCCTACGCTCGCACCGTTTACAAACGGTTTTAAAGCAATATCCTGTGTGCGCATAGAGATATGACGCGCAAAAATCTCGATGTGGTCTTTACTATTTCGTAGTACCCGATTAATCTCAAAAGTCTGCCATTTGGTTCTACGACCAGCGTCAGACTTAATCTTCATTTCCTCTTTAAAAACTGAGGCAAAGACACCATCTAGCGGATATTTGATGTACAGTGAGTAATTACCATTGCGCTCACGAGTGGCTTTAACCTCATAAGCATCCGCAATCTCACCGAGACCAAAAGTCCTAAACTTGGTTTCCTTAGACTCATACAAAACTGGTATCATACTTTACCCCCCCAGTTTGGCACTGCGGTAATTGTAAAGCTACCAGTCCACGAGATTTTATTTTGTCCAACGTCAAATAACGGCATGCGGTGGCGTTCTGTTCTTACGATATTATCCCAAGCAGATAGGACATCTTTATAGACTAGGTGCCTTTCCATATCTATAACAAGCTCGCCCTGCACATTTTCAAGTCCTGTCTCAAAGTCATTAATGGTTAAAACACCATTGCCTGTGCCTTTGATTTTTAGGATAGGTTTAGCTTGAACATTGCCGGGATTTTGTAGAGTACCGCCATTAACGAGAGGCACCTCTTGCTTACCTGTTTTTAAATATTTGATAGGGTGGATTAAGAAGTTGATTTTCAGTCTGCCGAAATTCCTTAAAACCTCCTTTATGCTAAAAGGGGTGATATGTGTTGCTCTATAGATATAATCAGGCTCCCATGACAACTCTAAGTCTTTCCAACCTTTTACATTCAGCCAATTGCTTATGTCAGTTTCTACTTCGGTGAGTCGTCTTTTGCTATATAGACGTAAAGGGTAAGACCGTTCAATAGCCTCAAGCCTTTTATTGTCCTTTAAAACCACACCATCACGACCAGGTACCTTAACTTGATCAACATCGTAAAAGGACGAGTCATGCTCAACGTCATTAATAATTCTCAAATCAAAATCTGAAGATTTTTTACCATCAAACTTGATAAAAGCTGTCATTTAACATCACCTAACCTTCCTTGTTGTTGTTGAATATACCAGCTAAATTCTCTGAATAAGCGTTGATATTTCTCGCGGCTATTACCGTCGGATTCATCAACCTTGACATTAAGGGTAAAACTGTTATTTGAGTTATTTGTGGTCTGATTAGCAATCCCCGCAACTCCTCCGCCAAATCCAGAGGCTATTTCTGAGGTCGCATTAATCGTCATTGACTCTTTTAGCTTTTGCATAGATGAGTCAATGACTTTTCTATCCGCATCAATACCTACAGCGATACCCTGAGGGATAAAACGTCCAACCTCATCCCTCATAACACGAGATGGCGAGTGGATATCTAAGGCACTTTGAATTGTTGCGGTGATACGTGCCGCAATGCTTTGAGCTGCCGCTAAAGCTGCCCCCGACCCTGCATAAATACCATTGGCCAAACCTTGCATGGCATTAACACCATGAGAGTGCATTGGACCACTCATCGTGCTAAAAGCATCTGTGATTTGGTTCGACTTGCTACGCATGTCATTAACAATCTGCTGTCCTTTTTGAGACATCTGTTGAGCCAAGCTCTGCATGGTTTGCATAACTTTTGACGTTCCATTTGTCACACCATTACTCAAGCCATCAGTAATATGGCCACCGTACTCAGTAAATACTCGCGATGGCGAGTGGATACCCAACTCTCCTTGAAAAGAGCGTTTAACTTCTTGACCCATTTTGACACTTGCGTCACTTGCTTTACCTGCCCCTTGACTTATACCTTGAGAAACTCCATTAGGGATTTCTTGGCCAAGTTGAGCAAAGTTAGCAGCTTGCAGTTCCGCCTGTAATCCCGTAGAAACATTAGTGACCATCCCTTTAACTTTTTCTGGCATTTCCACACCTGCTGAGTCTAAAACGCTCCCCATTGCATTTTTAGCAGTTTCTGTGGCTGCTCTAAAGTTTTCCTGCAAGGGTGCTAGCTCGGCATCTGTTGCATCCACAAAAACTTGCGTCTGTGTGGCTCCTTCAGGACCCATGCGCCTTAGTTGCTCCAAAATACCTTGATCCACACCACGCTGAGCCAAAATCTCCAAATTAGTAGCCCACTGTTCAGTAGCAGCTCTATTTTTTTCAAGGTTGGCATTCATTTGATCTACTGATAATGCCGTCTTTTGTTCGATAGCATCAAAAATAGATGTCGTTGTCTCTAAAAGTTCAGAGTACTTAGTGCGCATATTGTCTATGGCAGTTCGTTGAGCTTCTGACATATTTTCGTACGCTATAACCTGTCTTGCTGATCCTGATTCTTCAGCGACAGCCATAGCGTCTGCAGCAGCTTGTTGAGTAGCTGATGTCTTGTTATACTCCTCCTGCAGTTGAGTCTGCATATTTTTAAGTTTAGCTTCTTCTTCTGTGAGTTCTGCAATCTTTTCTTTTCGGACGGAATCGGAGACGTTAGCTTCTTCATTCCACTTTTTACGTAGCTCGGCATTTTCAGCTAGCTTTTTACTAACCTCACTACGTTTCTGTTCAATATTTAACAGGTTTTGTTGTGCTGTTTGCCATGTGCTTTCTGCTTCCATGGCGCTAATGCGTGACTTAATTTGATCTGCGTTGTGCGAAAGAGAGTTTGAGTTTTTATCGTAGGCCAAGTTCAAGCCATCAATAGATCCATTAAGCTCGTCAATCTTATTCTTCAGATTTCGTTTTTCGCCTGCAGTTTTGTTTTCTTTGGCGGCTAACTTAATGATTTCATCAGCTAATTTTTGATGAGCAGCAGTGCTTTCTTTGACGGACTCAAGGCCCTTCTTACGCTCTTGCACGCCCTCACGGACAGAATCTCTTAGCTGTTTATTACTTTCAACTAGCCCTTCTTGTTCTTTTTTCAGCTTTTTAGTCTCATCTGACTCTTTAGTTAGCCATGACCACAAACTTACTCCAACAGCAACTAACGCACCAATCGCACCTACTACCCAACCAACGGGACCTGTTAAGGCTACAAGTGCTGCTTTTAACGCAGTTACCGCAGCAGTACTGGCTATGGTTGCAGCAGTAGATAAACTGATAGCGCCTGTCATAACACCATAAATCACGGTACTGGCTTTTAAGACACCTAACTGAGATAGTCTTGCAACCATATCTGCTTTAGTCATCGTGGTACTTACCGCTTGTACCGCAGTCACAGTCTTAATGGTTGTTGCTCCAATACTCATTGATGCAGATGCCATAACCCAAGCTCTATTTAGCGCTTTAATCATTGTTATAGTCTCATTAACTGCCCTCATGGCAGCTAGACCAGATGCTACACCAACTAAGGCAGGCGACAGAGCTTTGACGACTGATATTCCAGCACCAATAACACTAAACAAAAGTTTAAATAGCGGTGTACTAGCTTTAATACTTGCATTGATGGCGCTAAAAGAGGCATTGATAACAACTTTCAAACTATCAAAATGATCAGCTATGCCCTTACCTGTTGCAGCCTTAGACAAATCATCCAAAGCCTTAATGCTATTGGCCACACCTTTTGCAATAGCGTTCTTGATGTTGTTAAAAGAGGTTTCAATCCCTTTACTATTTTCTTTGGCTAGTTCTGCAAAACCGCCGACACCATCATTTAACTCAATCAACTTATTAGAAAATTGGTCAAATGTTATTTGCCCGTTTTTTAACGCCTCATAAAAATCCTTTTGAGCCGATGCCCCTGCAAATCCAAAAGCTTCCGCAGTTTGTTGTAAGGCATAAGGCATTGTTTCTTGGAGGGTTTTCCAAGCTTGCATATCAACCTTACCAGCTGATAGCATTTGGGCATATTGCTCCAGCCCTCGGCTTGCAGCCTCTGATGAAGCTCCTGAAGCTAAAAAGGCATTGTTTAAAGCTAGTGTGAGATTGGTCGACTTATTGATATCTTTAGTGATAGAAGTCAAACGTTGAGCGGTTCCGACAACCTCGTCTAGAGTTGTTGGCAAACCATCAATCCCATTAGCCAGCTTATCTGTTGACCTCGCAACATCCTCAGCGCTATGGCCCATTGCTTTCATCACCCTTGGATATTTTTCAAGCGTGTCAAATCTTGTGATAGCCTTGCCAAGAGATTGACTAACCAGATCAACTGCAGCCGAAGCTAATTTAAAGACTCCTGCACCAACCGCAAATTTTTTAAGAGAGGAGCTGCCTTTGTCACCGTGCTTGGCAACTTTATCTAACTCACTATTGAGCACCTTTACCTGTTTACCATCAACGTCAACAAGTATCGTTACCTTACCATCAGCTGCCATCGTCTTCCTCCTCTCCGTCATCTAAACTGTACTTAGCCTTTAACTTACGCATGTTATCTCTGTATTTTTTACTGCCTTCACCATCATCTTCCCACTGTCTAATGGCTATGATACGCTGCATGACAGTATCGTCTGGAAGAGCATTTAAAAGAGCCTTGAATTCAATCCAAGACAATCTGTTTTGCTCTTTTAAAAGATTGATTTGGTAGGCTTGCCTAAAGCTCGCATAGATAAACTCAGCGTCTAAACTCAAATCAATGACTTTTTTGTTATCCTCTTTTTCTTTTACTACAGGCATTGGATTCCCTTTGATGTCGAGCTGAGGTTTCTCGGGCCTTTCTACATCGATAAAATTGGTTTTGATATAAACCCAAAGATCCACCGCGTAAGTAAAAGGTAAATCTGTTCTATCTAGCAAAATATCAAGGCACAAAAAACACTTTTCCGCCTCATTTAAAAAGTCATCATCAATAACGTCAAAGACATCTAAAACCTTGTTAAAACTCAAATTAATGGAGTAAATTTCACCTCTAAACTCAAACGACTCTACTAATGGATCGTTTAGTTTCATAGGCTACTCCTTTTTGTACTTTTTCGTTTTCTGCTTAACGATTTTTTCTCTTTCGATAGCTAACTCTTTGAGTTTGACCTCGATTTCCCTGCAAACAATTTCCAGAGTATTCTCGAGTGCTTCTTTGTCGGGATACTCTGCGTAGAGCTGTGCAAATGTACCTTCTCCGAATAGTAGATCATAATTGATTTCTAAGTATTTAGCTTCCAAATCTAAAGCACTTTGGGCAACATCTTTCGTAACCCCTTTATCTTCAATTTCGTTGTCTAAGTTGGCTTCGATAACCTGTTTTTCATATTCATTGAGGCGACGATTTACTTCAGTCTCAATATCAAAAAACTCAATCAATCGCTCTTGGCTTGTATCAAACCAAAGCTCTACCTGACCAATTTTGACCGGAAAACCTGTGCGCTTTAGGTCAACTATAATTTCAGACATAATTCCTCCTTAAAAAATATAAGGTTGAGCAGTTAGCCCAACCTTATAAAACCTCACTTGGGACACTTTCTTTTGGCAATGAGTTATAAGTAATCTTACAACTAAAGGCTTCAAAATCGGCTGCAGCGCCAGAACCTGCAATAATCTCGGAAACCGTAGACAGGCCTATCCATTGTTTTTTGTTATCTGATGCAACAACCTTGTGCCAAACCTTTCGGCCCTCTCCTGTTTTATACTTCATATCCGCAATGTGCTTTTGCGCCTTATCTTCCGGGTCATAAGTCCCTTCAAACGTATATGCGCCTTTGACACCAACTACAGTTGTTTCTTCGGTTCCGTCACCGTCATAATACGCTTCATCTTCGGTTTTTTCGTCGGTATCATCAGAAATGTCCTTAATCCATTTTGCGATTTCCATCCATTCAGAACCTTTTGCTTCAGGCTCTACTCCAGCGTTATAAGGTGCGATAAAATGCCCGCGTAAGGCGTTCTTTTGTCTTGCCATTAGTTTTTCCCTTCTATTTCTAGGTGTGCTGTAATATCCAGCACATAAATATAAAAGCCTTGGTCGCTTAAGTCATTTAAAAATGGCTTTTCGACATCAAGGCTAGTAAATGTGTACGAATGATTAAGACTTGGTAATTTTAAGTCAAAGTTAGACAAAGCACTGTTAATAGTCCACATCACAGTGCTTGCTAACTCCTGATTTTTAGTTTTGATTGCAATCTCAAAAGGCAGGCTTATCTCACGAGTACCGTCCATGTACTCGTTATTTACCTTACCTCCTGGCATTGGATAAATGGCTAGGTCTTCTTGTCTTGTTAGATAGTCAAGTCTAGGCTTTATGCCTAAGTCTAATCCTTCGACAAATTGCCTCAAAACAGTTGCAAAGTCATTTGTCATTTAAATCCCATTCCTCTCAGTAAGGATTTTTCCCAATCCTTAACGATTGTAGCGTTGGCTAGTGCACGTTTATCCCATCGTTTACCTGTTCCTGGTGTTGTGTACTTTTTAAATTTAAAGGACTTGTACTTGTTGTAAGCACCACCATAAAACTGGGCTCTGGCGTGTGGTCCGCTCCACGTAACACCTACACTGTTAGCTCTCGAGCTTCCTCTCAAAGCTCCGTCTCTGTAAGGAACATAAGGGTTCATGGACATCATGACTTGGTTGTTCATGATGAGCTTTCCTTTAGCTAATGCTTGCGGAGATACTTTACGCTTGATGCCTCCCAACTCTACCACTACCTTAGCCATTAGATAACCTCCACTTCAAAACAAAAAATTTTGTTTGTTAGTGGGTGGTAGACTGGTATCACTTTATCAACGGTGTACTCAGTATCACCATCAATGACAACAGCATCAACCCATGACCTATCGGCTACTGTCTTACAGTATTTAGGATAAATAAAGATAACCGACAGTTTAGTCTCTTGCCTTGCATTATCTTTACCTGCGGTTGCAAGATTACGGTCAAATCTAACTGGAGAGAGTGTAAAAGGTTCGTCATAGACAAACCCTCCATAATCACCTTTATCTTTGACAAGTTTTACCTGCAGTTCGTCAATAAGCAGTCTTTTATCGATCATAGCTAATACCCGTATATCCCAACCCAACAGCTAGTAACTCATTCTCTGCATCTAGACAGAGATTAAACCTGTCTGCCAGAGTTTTTTGTTGGCTGCCTTGGCCATGCCCGACAGTGTAGCTAATACTTGTCCGTCCTAGAGATATTCCAGCAAAGGATTGTTTATCCTCTGCTGTCATTACTCCTGAGTCATTTAAATATGCTATCTGATAAGCGATTGCCCGCTTTACAGCCTTTTGCACTAGGGCTATTTCTTTTTTTAAATCTTTGTAATCATAGCGATTACGACAGTAAAGATTGACAGCGTGGCTAGCACGTTTTTCCATTTTTTCAAAATCTTCTACATCGTCAAAACCCAAATCTTCAAATTCTTTTTGCGTTAAAAAAGCGATAATAACCACCTCCATCGGCTAAGACTCGAGAGCGTCATCTTCCTCTCTCTTGGCAGCCTTAGCCTTAGCTACTTTTTTGCGGCATCTTTAAGTGTAATTTTGACGGCTTTTTCTGCCTTATAAAGATAAACACCATAATGCTTATTAGCTACGATTTGATTAATCGCTTTTGTGATATCTCGGTCTGTTTCAACCATTGTGTTACGTTTAAGCATGATACGTAGTGCACCTTTGCGAACCATGTAGGCAGTTCCTTTAGGGCATTTGCGAGAACGCACAATTTGTACCCCTAAAACTTCACCATAAACACCAGAGACAACACGATTTGCTCCAACCTCGGTAGCACCTAACCACTCCTTCGCGGCATCTAAACGTAGGGTAGAGGCATCCGCCGGATTCATGACAATGACTGTCTCTGCGTCATCTTCGTCATTAAAAATATCTAGCGCTTTAGATACACCATCAACCGTAGCAGTAGCTTCCACAGTTTGAGTCGATTTACTTAACGCGTCAAGCACGTCTGCATCGACTTTGTGGTCAATAGCCTCAACGATTTGCTTCGCTGCCTGACCTACAGGATCCCCATACCCAGATAAGATAGCTTCGTCAGTGATTTCTACACCTTTTCCGGCTTTTTTAATGGTCATAGTAGTCTTTTTGAAGCCAAGTTGAGTCATTGGGATAGCTTCACCCTCGGCAACATCTTCTGCGTCACCGATGTAATCCCATTTAGGCACTGTTAAAGTTGTACCTGGTTGTCCTTCTAAGGTTGTATCTACTTCAGCAAGAGGAGCAAAGCGAATCGCTTTCCCTACCTCTGCGTCAATCATATCCGCTAGAACCTCAGGGTCTAGCATTTGTGCCATTTTAGTTGTTCCTACTGCCATTTTTTAATTTCCTTTCAATTGGTCATAAAGATTCTTATTTTTTAGTTTTAGGTCCAGTTTTTCTTGGTAAGACATCTTTGCAAAGTCTTCCTTAGACACCGAACCTTGTCCGTTATCAGCAGACGGGTTGCCTGCCACTGTGATTTTGGGAGCTTTATCCTTTGTTTGGCCAAAGTGAGGATACTTACCCAAAACCGTTTTGATTGCATCCTCTATGCTTGTCTCGTCAGTGACAAGACGCTCAGATAGTGCAATCACATCATCAATAGATTCAGCGTTCACACCTAAAGACATTGCTGCTAGCTTTGCGTTAAGAGCCTTATTGTTTGCCCGAGCTTCCTCAAGCTCTTTGTCTTTAGCATTCAAGATTTCTGTCTGTTTTTCTGACTCGCTTTTTTGCGACTCTTTCCACTCTTTGAAGGCTTTTAGTGCATCCTTGGCTGACTCCACATCATCAAAACCTAAGTCTTTGACTGCTTTGTTGTAGCCTTTAGAATGCTCTTTAGTTCCCACTCGATTGAGATCATCTTGTGTAAATGCTTTATCTTCTTGTTGATTATTTTCCAAGTCAGTAGTCTCTTGGTCGACGTTTTCGTTTGTCACATTTTCCATGTGCATTCCCTCCTATAAATGCGATAGGTCGCTGATTTCCGTTCTTTAACGCCTGCGGATAAAGGCATAATAAAAAGCCGTATTGCTACGACTTTGATTTCTAAAGGGGTCGAATTCGACACGGTTAAACTTTATTTCCCCCACTTCCGTTTGTAGTTTTTCTTAATATAGTCAACCGTGTCACCAATTGCCTTGATAACTGATTGGTTATCTAAAGTAGCAGCTTTAACAGTCGCTAACTCTTCGTTTGTTGCCAGAGCGTTTCGTTGAACGATTGATTTTAGCTCCATGATTTGTTTGTTTTGATTTTTAATTGCTTCTGCTTGTCTTGCGTTTTCTGCGATCAATAACACAACCGCTGTTTCCAATTTACGTTTCTTTTTGATACGTTTATTCATGTCTTCCTCCTGTTTTTAAGCATAAGAAAAGCACCTAGTTTTTAGCTAAATGCTTATAAGATTAAATTGCTGATATTTTATCAACTAGATCATCAAACTTCTTAGTTCTATCCGAGACACTTTCGCCATCTCCCGTTAAGTAACTAGAGGTTTGCTGCAACTCGTCCACTAATACATCCCAGTTATCGTCATTATCTTCAAGCTCAAACAAAGGAGAGACATCTTGATTGACAGATAACATAAAATCAATATCATCATTATTTAATATTTGATTACTTATCAACATTTCTCTGATTGTCATACTTCCTCCTTGTCCTTTCACCAGTCTTCCAAGTAGTTATAATCTTGCCTGTATGTGGGTTAATATTTACGGTAACATGGGTGCCTACATAGCGCCTTGAAACTTTCCTACCGCCATCTACTGCATCAGGTCTAATGTAAATAGGGTTAGCTAATGCAGTAGCGATGTGACTCTCAGAGACACCCCTCTCATAGATTCTTTCCAGGAGGTGTCCGCTAATTTCTTTTATAGTGATTCCATCACTTGTCTGTAAGCCTATTATATCATTGATTAACCCTTTTTTCATCACAATTTCACGCTTCATCAGGTCTGTAACAAACATTTTAGACCTAGACTTACTTTCTATCAAAAAGTCATTACTATTGACAAGATGATTAAGTGCATCTTGTTTACTTCTAACATCCGATTGATATTGCCTAATCAACTCTTTATCACCCAATTGCTTCGCAACGTGCAGTAGCTCTTTACTCTTACGTATTGATCTCTCGATTGCCCTCTGCTTAGCTTGCGCATTCGCATTAGCTTTAGCTTGTGCAGGAGTGATATTTTTTAGATGCTCTGGCAATTCTGGCTTACTATTCACATCGACGACAAACGGCGTTTTAGTGTGCTTGCAGTTGATTCCCAAGCATCCATCAGGCTCACCATGCCCGTAATCAGATAAAGCTAAGATTTTTATTCCTCCTTCTTCTCTCGCTTCGCCAGTAGTGACAATTTGATGTTGCAAAGGTGCACACATCTCTCTAGCTGTAGCTTTTTTTGAGTAATAGAAGGTATCAATGCCAAACTCCCTAGCAGGGGCTTCTTTGACTTCGTTAAAGACTCGCCAAGTCGTAGTATTGATAACGGTACGAGCATAAGAGTCTGCTCTCCACTTTCTCCCAGCTTTATCTGTAAAACCATAAAACCCCTTTTTAAACCATTTAATCACAGTTTGATTGATAGCTTGGTCAGGCGTTTTTAAGCCTGTCACCACACCAGCAACAGCGTCTTGGATTATCCCTTGATAAGCTCCTATAACACTAAATGGCAAGGTGGTGTTAGTCAAATTATGCACATCATCAATAGCTTGTCTAGCATAGTTAGATAGGTCGTCTTGGATAGTACTGTTTACCCCAGACTCTCTACCTAGAGCCTCTTCTAGCTGCTCAGACGTGTTTTTATAAATTTTAAATCCTTCATTCTTGATAATATAGCGAAGTTGAGCTTCCGCAATGCCAGAATACTTTGCAATAAGCTTGATGTTATCTGCATTAAGCAGTCCAACGTCATGTAACTTATTAGCTTGCCAAAGATAAGGGTTATCGGCTAAGCTCGCTGAGCCTCTGGCTTTTATCCTCTCAATCACTTGATCAAATAAATCAAGAGTCAGCTGATGATACATATCAGATAACTGACTAGCTTCCAAAAGAAGCTGTTCGTCATTTAACTTAATAGGCTTCTTTTTCATCTAATCACTCTCCGTATAAATGTGTATCAGTGCGCTGTTGATTGATTTCGTCAACGATTCCAGTATTAATTTCTGCAGCTATTTCTTGGGCTTTTTCCTCTGTCACGTTTAGCACTTTTTGGATGGCCATCTCACGAGTGCCAAAGCCAGCATTAACAACTTTTATCCAGTAGTCTAACTCAGCGTCTCGATCTGTAAAAACACCGTCATCAAGACTTATGCTGATGTTATCCATGCTTGGAACTTCGCTTTGGTACAAATCATAAGCTTTAGCAATCTCAAAAATAGAGATAACTAACTCTTTTAGCGATTGCTCTACTAAAGCAACAATACTGTTACGCATTTGGTAGGTGTCTGAGTTTTCAGAGACGATTTCTGTTGCAGTCTTCATGCTTTTGCCATCAAAACTAAATAATCCAGCAGATACACCTATTTGCATCTCAAACAAAGACAACCCCTCGTTGATAGCCTTGATATAGTCATCCGCTCTGATAGGTGTTGTTAGGTCCTGTATTGCGCTTGAGTCTAAATCCCTGCCACCCATACGGATATAAACGTTTTGATCAGACTCGAAGCGAGGCCTTGGAACAACATCGCCATCAGTGGTACGAACAGTTAAAGCAGTCAAGCTCTCTGGCACAGCAACTCGACGTTGACCCATCTTAACTTCCCACATAAATTCGTCATAGGTCGTATTGATAAAGTCAATCGTTGTCTTGGCGTTATCAAAGATAGATAGCCCAAGTGGGCTATTAATATCCTTGTTATTCATTCCAGGAGTCTTGAGATAAGTAAAGATAGGCCTAGTCACATCTGTAACTTTTGCCTCGTCTTTTAAGTCCTTGTATACCTCAGATAACGGCACTCGGCTACCTACTTTGGCTTTATCATCCGAGCGATATAACTCATTTGAGATAACATAATCATCAGAACTCTGCCACTCATGGAACTCTATCAAGGTATAGTAGACCTCTTTGCCGTTGATTGTCTTAACGGACTTAATGACGACGGCGGCACTCGAAACGTCTTGCGTATTACTCTGCAGTGGCAAAAAAACAGGCGCTTGAACAAATGCTACCCTAACTTTATCACCATCCACATAAGGCCTCATAGCTAATCCGCCTAACGCTAAACAACTCTCCAGATACCGCTCGAAGTTTTTATTAAACCTGTCGTTTTTTAGTGTCTCACTAATAAATTCGTTAGCCGCATCATCATCAACCTTAATCTCTGCCTGCTCGTTAAAGACTAGACTGGCAATCTTTTTAGCAGCTGTCCGTGCAATTGGTAGATGGTTAAGATCTCTTTTTTTAGTCTCGCCGTCCGTGTTTAAGTATAAAACACTATCCCAATCGCTCTTATAATACTTTAGATTGGTTGTTATACGATCGTACTCTAGCTTACTGATAGCTATTTTAGGATGATCGGTTATATTTGTAAGACTCTGCGTTGTCATCACGTATTTACTCCTTGTAACAAGATTTTTTATTTTTTGGATTACTCCCATGTAAGCAACTCCTTTAGTTGTAATACCGATGCACAAACACGTTGACGCTGTATCTAAACTCGTCCATGGCATGGTTATCTTTATCAATAGGTTTGCCATTGTCATCACGACTATATAGCCCTATCTCTTTTAAAAAGTGGTAATGGTCATACTCTTCCTCACTATGATTAACGAGATAAAAAGCGCCATCTGAGATAATGTTTTGGCCGCGTTCGATACCGACCTCAATGCCTTTTGCTTTGCTAGATACATCTTTAGAATTGTTCGGAGCTCCCAGAGTAAATACTCCTAACTTATGCAGCTCCTCTCTCAAAGATTTACAGGCAGGATCCACAAATACCTCTGTATAGCGCATCTGATACTTTTTAACGCACCAGTCTATAAAAACTTTTAACTCTAAAGCGTAGGTTGACATAGCTTTTACTTGGCCAGTGTCAGCTCCGCTGTGGTAGTAGTGAGCTACACGATTAAGTCTGAAGCTTATCCTACCGTTATCTCTAACTCTTGTTACGATATTACAAGACATAGAGGTGGCATCTGATTGACCTCCATCTGCACAGAAATACATCTCTACTGGTTCGCCAATCAAAGCATCCAAAACATTTTTTTCCGTGTCAAAAAGGCCATAAATAACTCCCTGAGGCATGACCCGCTGTCCAAGTACATCTCGTTTGTATAGATATGGATTTTTTTTAAGACTGTTGATAATGTTTTGTTTACGCTCTGCGGTTAGTATTGGGTTATCATCCATGGTCCAATGAGTCCACCTCGTGTTCTGAACATCAAAGACATCTTTAATTACTGGATGTTGAGGTGCTGGGGGATTTAAATCTGCTAGATGATAACGTAGCTTAGCCGCCCAAGTACGCCTAAAACACTCCTGGATAAAATCCATGTGCAGTAAGTTAATCTCGCAGAATACTACTGATCCTAAAGACATACCTGTAATAGCACCAACACTGTTAACTTTACCGCCGCCTTTATAATAAACGCGCTTATTGCCTTTTGGTGTCGTGATTAACAAGTGATCTCCACGCTCGTCGTGTTTTATTTCGCAGTTACCGTCAAATATATGCATCAAACCCGTACCATCGCCGTCGATAAACAAACGATAAGCTTGTTCTTGATTATAAGCAGTCACAAGGTGATTTTCATCTTCTGACTCAATCAGATACCTAGCATAACGAAAATGCCCAGCTGTGGTCTTTCCGCTACGAGGGGTCAAGTGCCCTCGTTGACCTCTAATTCGTAGTTAAAAGGGCGTCTAATGACGTCTTTTTGTTTATTTGAAAAGATAATCTCCAAGGCTAATCACCTCCTTCCACAGCATCTAACAAAGCTCTCATTAAGCTAGTATCAGGCTTAGCGCCTTTCTCTGCGTCAAGTTTGACTTTAAGCAGCTCGATGCGCGTTCGTTGCTCGTCTGTGGTGAGCTCCGCGGCCTTAATTCGCTGTCTTTGTTCTTTTCTATCCAGGCTATCTTTTCCTGCAAAAGATATATTAGATATTAATTCAACAGCTCTTAAATTCCCATTCATCGCTTGTTCGACCACTTTCAAAGCGATAGCTGACTGAAATGTTGGATCAAAACCTAGACTTTCTAACTTTTTTTGTGCTTTTTCATTTGGGATAACAGAGTTGAGCGCTTGTTCGATTATGGTTTTTAATTCTTTTTTGCGTCTTCTTGCTTTACCGGAAGCTATACCGCCTTTTCTAGTGATTTCTCTAAGTTCACTCTTACTTCGTTTATTTCCTGGTATTAAGTTTTCTTCATTAGCCAATCGCCTCACTTCCTTACTTTTAAAAATAAAAAAAGAAGCAATCAGCTTCTTCAAATCGTTTTATATGTTTGCGGTGGCTTCCCTTTTATATCTATTTCATGATAATTCTTAGGTGTTTTGTAAGCAAACAACCTATCTATTTCTATTGCTACCGCTTTATTTTTTCCTGAATAATATTCGTCAAAAAAATCCTTTGTAATCCCTGACTTTTTACTTGTTTTTTGCCATATTTTTTCCGGTTCATCTCTTAAAACTTGTTTAATGGTAAAAAAACCAACTATCTTGCCTACAGGTTTTGTAGAGTAAATGTAACATCTATCAGGAATACTTTTTAAAAAAGATTTTCTAAATTCAAAACGCTTGTTACCTTTCATTATCTCATCTACAAATTGAGGTTTGATTGAAATTATAGCCTCTATTTTATTCATTATTTCTCATTCCTTTTTATTTTATTATAAGGAACAGATTTGAACGGTTCAAGAGAGGAGTTAATTTTTTCTTATAAAAAGAAAGCTAGCTATTTTAACATTTTTTCTAGTTGTTTTTGCAAGTTGTTTAATCGAAGAATTTCCCGTTGGAGTATTTCCTTTATCGTAACTTTTCAATTTCCAATTAGTATTTCTATTTAACGCATTAATAAGATTTTTAGCGCTCGTGACAATCCGAAAGTCAAACCCTTGACAAGAATATATTTCAGCTACTGATTTTAAAAATCTAGTACCTAATCCTACACCTTGATAATCAGGTAAAATAACCAACCTAGTAACTCTTTTGATTTTTTTATTTTTAGGATGTGGAAAGTGTATTACCCCAATAAATCCTATTATTTTATCATCATCATATAGCCCAAAACAACGTGCGGCTCTAACTATATCTCCATTTAGATAATGATAACGTCTAAATTTTCCCCACTCGGCAATTGAGCATCTTCTGACTGTGAATTCTTGTTTGCTTCGTGGGGGAATCGAAAAACCTGTTGCATATCATCTGTATTAAAACACCAATCTGGTTGTAAAAACTCAATTACATCATGATGACAACCAACTGCGATAAATTTCTTGTCAGGATATCTTTTTAAAGCTTTTTTTAACGCTATACAAATTATTTTAGCGACTTGTCTATCAACAACACTAGTAAACTCATCAAAAACGATAAACTCTTTTGTTAATATTCGCCTAGCTAAATCAACACGCATTTTTTCGCCATTTGATAAAACATGATAAGGCTTGAGCCAAGAAGGAACACTCCCAAACCCAACCGCATAGAACATTTTTTGTAATTCTTCAACATTGTGACATGGTATGCAATCTATAACAGGTTTATCAGGATAAACAAAGTCATCTTCTAACGCTTCGTTATACAACTCTTTAGCGATAGTGCTTTTTCCTGTTCCACTTCCGCCTACAATTAAACCTATCTGCCATTTATCGGGATAGTCTATTTTTCCAATAAAATGTTCTCTAACGTGTTCTGCGCCGACATCAAAGTCAGCCATTACTTTGGAAACTTTAAAAGAACTATTTAAGTCGTTCTTTTTTACAATATTGAAACTCGGCATTTGAAACCTCTTTCTACAAATTCGTCATATAACTTTTCCAATTCCTCTTCGCTTTCAGCTTCTACTATTAAAACAGAGTCATCTTCTATTTCTTCAAAATCAGCATCTAAATTCTCTTGATTCTCGTCATCTATTTCTAATTCAAATCCAAAAGCAGACATATCAAGATCTAAAATGTCATTTAATTCTTCATTTAACAAATCTAAATCCCAAACCGCAATCTCACCAACTTTATTGTCAGCAAGTCTGAACGCTTTGATTTGCTCTTCAGATAAGTCATCTGCGACAATAACAGGAACTGTTTCTAGCCCTAATTTTTGGGCTGCTTTATAACGAGTGTGGCCGTTTATGATTTCGCCGTTTTTATCAACGACAATAGGCACTTTAAAACCAAACTCTTTAATAGATTCAGCAACTGGTCCAACAGCCTCATCATTGTTTCTAGGGTTATTTTTATAAGGTGTTATTTCACTTAATTTTTTGTCCACAAATCCCATGTTTTATTCCTTTTTTTACATAATAAAAAGTCACCACAATGTGATGACTAATTGGTTAACTATAGATAAATAGCGAATGAATGCTAAGCCTATTGCCTACCCCATTCTGGGACACTTCTATTTATCGAACAGGAACAGTCGGAATCGAACCGACACATCTTCTTCTGGCTCTTCGAAAAGAGTTTTCGGACTTAGCTATTGTCCCGAAGCAAGGCGCTACCCTTACCGTTTTCCAATCACGGTTCATGTTCCAAAGGTTTAGAAGAGCTAAGACCTCTCACAAACGCTCTTCTACAGACCTTGCACGAATCGAACGTGCCACTGCACTCAATATTTAGTGAGTATTTCCTAATGCGAACGCAAGTCCAAATAAACAGTCTAAATATTATTAACGGTGCCGTTTCGCCACAAAACTTAAGCCCACGATAGCTTATCACACCGTGCACAGTGCAACAACTCACTTCGGCCGAATCCTCAACCGAACTATCAGCTAACCACAAGCAAGGTTGCGACCCTTGTTTTACTTGCGGTTAATCAATCGACTTAGCGCTGGTACGCATGTTAAGAGGCGTTGCTAAGTCTTAATCATTAACACCGAACCCAGATTGCGTATTCTCCTCAAAGGAACGCCAATGTCAAATAAGGGTGTTAATTCACGGTGGACATCGCAAAGTTCCGTGATTCTTTTTGCTTTGATTACATTCCGCAATGTCACAGCGTGTAATCTCTGGGTGATTGAGACGGCAGGATTCGAACCTGCACGTCTCACATACCATAAAATAACAAGTTTGATCGTAGTTAAAGTTGGCGACTAAATGAATAGCCAATTGGTTAAAAGGTTATCTCTTCTTGCTATTTTGCTATACTACAATATTAACACAGCTATTAGTATTATGTAGTATCAATTTGTATCTAATTAGTATTTTTTAGTATCAATTCCAGACTTTCCTTTCCTCGTCTAACAAACATAAAGTATTTATTACGATTTCCTATGTTTAAGCGTTCTCTGGCTCTCTCATAGTCTCCATCACAGTCAAGATAAGTCGTGAGTAAAACGTGACTCTCACAAATGCCCATGCTTTGCACAATCAAATTAGCCATTTCTTGTCGACGGTCTTTTAAACGCTCAATCTGATCACTATAATAGCTAACCATATGCAGCATCTTTATGTTTTTGTTTTCCTGTGATTGTTTAACCCCACCAGACACTCGCATATCAGACCATTGAGGAGACTTAACGAGCGACCGACTCATTAGGTTAGCGTCTCTTTCAAGGGTCTCTATGAGATGTGGGATAGTCTTTAATTCTTCCAAAAAATTATTAGCTTTTGGTGTCGGAATGTTGCCCATCTAACTCTCCATTCATGATATAATATTGTTGGGTATTTAATCATGAAGGCGTTCGCATGGACGTCTTTTTTTGTGGAGAAAAGTCCTCTCTTTCTTTTTTTGTTTTTCGACACAGGCGTACGATGTCAGTATTAGCGCCTTGAATAATAACAAATGACCGATAATCTGCGTTAGATTTGTTTTGGTGTAAGGAGGTCCTCGTTTCTATTTTTTAATTTCGGTCAATACCAACCGCACGAGTCGAACGTGCGTGATACCGTTATTGGTTATATCCATTCAATTAGTGGATTTTCAATGTGTTCTATCCCATCACCAATCCACTCTTTGACATTAAATTCTCGCTCAATATCTTGAGTCCTTGGCATAACGTTAATATCACTAAAACTCAGCATGTCGTCTTTTGTATTTTGCAAAAAATAAATGTTTTTAACTTGTCTTGTTAAAGAGTCGCCATGCACCACCACACCATTTATCCCTCTTATAGACATATTAAAGAGTAAAAACGGTACTGCTTTGTCCGATAACTCTTCTACGTGATACCAGTATTTACTCGGACGATAAGTAAATGGACTGTCATTTAATCGTTGTTCTTGCCATGCTTGGATAAGTATCCCACCCGTCCCGACTGCTACCTCGTAGTATTGATTACCACTTATTATTTTAGATAATAGTGTACTAACCGATTTAGGCGTAAAGTCTTGCTTTTTATTTTTGCGGTCAGCTTGTTCTTCCTCAAAATATTGCATAAACCAGTCGTAAGATACATCTGTTTCATATTTCAAAAACTGTCTAAATATATCCTCACGACTATCTTTATCAAAGAGTATGTCCGTAAGTCGTTTGGGTGCTTTATAAACTTCGTCGATGCCTAGTATGCGATGTATCTCATCGATCTTAATCATGTTACCCTCCGTTATTCGTTAAATCAGCAATCCGCTTTGTCTGTCTAGCTCTATCATCACTAGCACGTTTAAGCTGCTTTTGTGTCCTGCTTAGCTGAGCGCGTAGTCCGTATATTTGCGACTCGTAATATTGTCGTGCGTCGCGATAGCTAAAATACGACACGGTTACCATCATCCCAAATATTGCGATTGCAAGAAACAATAGTGCTTTCCAATCGTTTTTTAGGACATTAATTATTTTATTCAAGTCATCACGCAAATTTTGCAATAATTCATCTGTTGTCATTCTTCCACACTTTCTATCAGGTCGCTGTTCTGATATATATTCCCGATAACTTCGCAGTCCTCGTTTCTTAACCACAAATCTGATCCGCGTCGTCTATTGTCAATTCGCCAAGAACCACCTCTGAATTGATTCACTTTAAAAAATTCTAAATCACTAGTAATTGTATATTGTAATTTCACGACGTCTCCCTCAAAAATCTCAACACCGTTTTTATCAAATAGGCCTGTGGATTGCATGAGAATATAATCACCAAGGTTATCCTCGACAAAATGAAACGTCTCTAAGCGACCAGAGCGAAACTCATCATCTGCTAAGCTGCATCTGTATATTTTGCGTTCACTTGATTTAAAGCCATCAATGCTATACATTTTTTGGATCTTTTTATTAAATGCTCTAAATTTTGGTATCATTATTACTCCTCATTCCATATAGTCATCATAAATCCAAATTTGGTCTTTACTAAGTATTAAATCGTGTCCTGTTTTATCTATTAATATTTGTAATTGTTCGAGATTATCAATTTTTATAAAAATATCAGGAAAATAACCAATTTTTGTAATTTGATAATGTATGCCGCATGATTTTAAATCTTCAACATATTGTTCATCTTTAAAGCTGGCTGCATGCAACTGGTAAATACAACCATTAAATTTTGATTTACTGTACGGATAACGATTTGGTTTCTTCATTCCACTTCCTCCAACTTTTTAATCAACCAATCAAGGTTCTGCCGTGCTTTTTTGAGGTCTTCAACACCATTTTTAGCATGATATCGTAGTAAATACTTAACAGCATTGCCCCAGTAAAAACCTTCCTCGTGCTCTGGACAAGCTGAAAAGTTTTTAACCACATCGATTGCTTCCATGCCATGCCTGCCTTGATAGTGTGATGGTTTTTTAATGTTATCTGTCGTATCCTGACAAGCAGCTTCAAGTTCCTCAATTTTTTTAAACGTATCTTCCGTCAGCATCTCTCTACCTCTCTCAAATAATATTCTGTCGCTCGCTTATCATTAGCTAACTCTAGCTGTCTAATAAACCGCATCGCTTCGTTTTTGGTTGCGAACTCGTGCTCCTTAAACAGTTTTTTGTCATAGATCGCGTAAGTCGCTGTAATACCTTTGTTGTAAACTCTCACAACGTGTTTTTTAGTAGTAGTCATGTGTCTCCAATTCATCAAGATAGCCTTGATTGACATAGTATGAGCCAATCAAAATAGCATCCGCTTCATCATCTTTTACTGTTTTTCCGCAATATTCGAGAGCTTTTTCTTTCGATTGTGCTTTCATCGCTTTTTTAGAGCGGTCTTTGTAGCTAAACTTCCAGTGCTTACGCCACGTTGATACATTGATAAACACGACGTTATCAGCTATTAATCTTCCTAAGATAATTCCTGTAACAATACCGATTTTAAGCATGGATTGCTGGTTAGGTCCCATAACTGAATTTTTTTCGACTGCGATTGTACTAAAATAGCAATCGTATTTTTTTAATGCTCGTGACTGGATTAGTCCTAATTGGCTAGCCATATAGCGTCCGCGCTCAAAGTAGGATTTACTCTTATGTTTTAAGACACCACTCTGGATAAGGTCTGAGCCTTTAAATAAGGCCCACCCTGTTCCAGATGTTGAGATGTCTAACGATAAAACTAGATTGCTCATTCAAGCACCCCACGAATACCAAGGTTTTCAAAAATATTTCTCTTGTTATCTTCGATAAACGAGAATACTTTTATAATTTCGTCTGTGTCTTTTTTGTGATTTTTGCCACAATATGATGATGTTATGCTAATTTGTCCCTTCGACCTGGCTTCAAGCATCAACTCGTATACAGGCTCAAACAAATCTCCGTTTTCATCAAGTGATGGCTCATCTAATTTTTTAAATTTAGAGGTAAATTCCCACCTCTCCGATAAATGTCCTGCAATCACAAAAGTTTTGAGTGCTTTATCGCTTATAACGACCATTCCTGTTTCTGTAATTTTGATTTGTTCCATATTTCTCACCTTTTAAAATCCACACTCGCCCTAAAATTGTGTGTGAGCATTGGCAAGGACGAGTGTAGCAATTCTTCATATCATCAATCCTGTTAATTTGACGATATTCCAACTTTCCTTTCTCGCTTGGAAAATATTGGTATTACAAAGGCCGAGCTTCACTTTGCAATAGGTTGTTAATTAACTTCTTCGACGCCTAATATTCTCAGCTTATGGCTTCCGAATCTAAGTAAATGGTCGTACGTTTCTTTAAATGCTATCGGAGCCATGTGCTGATTTTCTGCTTCGATTTCTGCACCTATGTCTAGATTTGCAATCTTAGCTGATACATAGTATTTAGTCATTTTTATCTCCTAAAAAATCTCTACTCTTACAGACAATTTATTTTGCCTGCAATATTCGCATTTTCCGCAAGGTTTAGGTTTTTCTATGCCTTTTTTAACGTCATCTAATCGCTTAATGCTTTGTGCTAGGCTATCTAACTCGTTTTGCATAGCATCTACATTTTGGATTCTGATGGCTCTTGTATCTGGTGGCGTTTCCTTGGTTACCGCGTAAATAATCGGCTCGAACGGTTTATTATATTTAGCTTCTAACATGGTTTTGTAAGCAGCCATCTGCAAGATATATCCGTAAGCCTCAAACCATCTGACACGCTCTTCGCCACTCCAAATCGTGTCGTCAATCGGCCCTTTTGTTGTTTTGATGTCTACAAAATAGCCACGTTCAACATTCAAGCAGTCGATTTTACCCTTGAATTCAATCTCGCCAAGAAATCCTGTGATGGCTGCTTCCTTCTCTCCTTGATAAATAGCCATAAAGTTGCTATCACTTTTAAGAGCGTCAATCATCTGCTCAGCAACTAAGTAATCCTTTTTTAATTGACCTTTTGTTGCTCCTCGGGTCGAAATCATTTCAGAGCCGTTTTGGGCTTTGAACTCTTCATGAGCTGCTTTACTCTCAAAGTAAGAGTGGACATAGTTCCCGACGAGCAGCGCAGTGTTATCTCTGGTATCTGTCCAATTCCCTTGTAATTCAGCAAGCGCCCGCGCTTCGCACTCTTTAAAACGCTTGTACTGACTAATGGACCAGTACCTGATAGCTGATTCACGGCTGTAATAGTCCTTTCCGAGCAAGTCTAAACTAGTCATCTAGCAACCTCTTAATTACTTCATCAATAGGTGTATCGCAAAAGACAAACTCTTCCCTTTCCCTATCTCCAACGAATTGAATAACCACTACTTTTTCATCTAAATCGTCAAAATTTAAAGCAGATCTTTCCCAAACGCCAACAACATATTCTGGATTAATATAATATCCTTCAATTTTTACAAGTTTAATCATATTAAGTCTCCGAGGTTATCAAATAAGTTGCCTTCGCTAGCTAATACTTCACCAGTCTCTTGGTCAAAATCGGGAACCTCATCTGCTGGATAAGACGTATCTTCTAAAACCGTCTTATTTTCGTCTGTGAGCGTTTTTTCTTCTTCGTCATGTAAATCTTCAGTTACGTCTTTTAAATTGTTAGGAGCATCCTTATTTTCGTTCTGGTGACCAATTAGGTCGTCAAGGCTATTTGCTTCTTGTGGGGTAATGTCTTTTGGGGTAGAAATCGTTGAATCTTGATTATCTTCCTCGATAGCTTTCTGCATCTCAACTGATAACGGACCATATTTACTCAAAATATCTTTTAAAATAGTTTTTTGAGCCATTGCATCAAAGTCTGTTTTCCAAGGACCGCTAGCAAACGATTTTGAAAATTTCTTTCCATGTGCAGTTACTTTTTCTACTGTCCAAAAAGAAACTTTCTCGAATCCATTGAAAAGTTTAAAAGCGGCAAAATACCCTACAATTTCATCTTGTGGCTTGCTAAAGTCAAGGATTAATTCCTCGAACAAAGGGTTGTAAGAAATTAATTGTGATTTATAGACGATACCTGCATTAATATTTTTGTATTGTCCGCTGCGCTGCGCTAACTCAATCAACCCTTTATAGCCTAATTGGAATTGTGCTTGACCTTTGTACGGAACTAAATAGGCCCTTCCTAAGCTTGGCTCAATAGGCAGATTTAACACGGCTGCTTTCATAGCTGCTGCATAAATAGATTTATTAGATGCCGATTTCAAACTTTGACTACCTTGTAGTACTGACAAGATGCTTACTGCGAACTGTGTCCCGGCGCCTTTCCAAACGTCATCAAAAGCTTTTTGAACTGTTGGTGCGTTAAAAAATTGTTTGTGTGTGTATGTTGATAATTGATTTGCCATCTCTATTCACCTCCAAAAACCTGCTCAAACATTCCATTTACCATACTTTTAACTTTTTGCTCTTTTGTTAACTCTGGCACTGATTCGCCATCAATAAATTTTAGGTCATAAGATGCTTCAATAACTACAACATCATATCCAAACGTTTCGGCTAAATTATCGATTTTATCTTTTTGCATGTTGTAAAATTCTTCTGGTAGAAATGATGCCAGCTGAATGCTATCTGTAAGTTCCACATTATAAGCAAGCGCTCCATCTCTATTTTTAAAACTCTTTAAAAAACTTCCGTCTTCAGTGTTTCTTAGCACTACAATTTTTTCTTTGATGTTCATTTCATTTCCTCTTTTTGTGTTTTAGTTGCTCTCCCAGTCTTCACTAAATTTAAAATCATTGGATTTGCTCACATAATCCCTCGACTGCAGCATGTATATCTGTCTGACCTGCGCCAAGATATGTTATTCCCGCTGCTAAAAAGACTTCTCGTGAAGTTAGAACTCCACCGAGATCATCAATTGCCTGATCAAGGTATATGCTAAACGTTTCAAGTTCTTGTTTAGCTCTGATTTTTGCTTTTTCTGCTTGTTCTGGTGTCATATTTCCTCCTAAATCGCATATTTCTTGCGCAATTGCCGCAATAGTGTCATGTACTGTGATTTATCAACAAGCCCGAAATCAAGCAATCTCTCACGCTCTTGATGGCTTGCTCTGTACCAGATAAGCGTCTCTCTATGTTGTTTTGTCATGTCAATTACCTCTCGCGATAAATTTTCATAGCTTCTAGCGTTGTAATGCTAAGACCGAATGCGTATAGATTGACAGGATTTAATACAGGCCTAACCCCGTTTACCTCTTTTCCTCTTTGGCAATACTCGATAAATTGGTTAAAGGTCTCTATGCTAGCTTGTTTACCATACATTTTTTTAAGTAAGATATTAAATCCGTTAAAAATCTCCTGATCCATCTGATACCTCGCTTGGATTTACTTTTAAATCATCATACGTCGGGTCTCGATAGTCTGGATTCGACCAGCTTGGGACGTTGGAAAGTTGACCTTTACCTTGACTTAGCTTTTTATTTTCAAATTGCAACCTAGCAAATTCGACTTTCTCGACTGTATCAATCCCTTGTCGTTTCCAGTTATTTAGCACTCTGTTTAAATATCTGAGGTTCGGTGCATTATATAGAATTGTCGATTTTAGTGCTTCATTAACTACTTCAACAGGCATTTTCTCTTCATCAATCCACTTGTTAATATCCTCAATCTCAAACGGGGATAAGAGACGCATCCAATTATTTTGGAAATTATCAAACAGTTCTTTTTTGTCCACTGGCTCTCCTTTCTTCTTCATCATCTTATTGTCTGTTAGTATTTATTGTTATTTAGTATTTATTTAATGTTAGTATTTATTAGTGTGCGAAATTCTAACTTTAGATTTTCTAACTTTAGATTTTCTAACTTTAGATTTTCTAACTTTAGATTTTCTAACTTTAGAAAATCGCATTTTAGTCAGAAAGTTCTCTTTCTATCTGCTCAACTAATTGCTTGTAGGTTTCATCACTTATTTTACAATCTGAGCAAAAACGATAATGTTGTAAACCATCTGATCGCCTGATGATTTTCTTATAGGTTCTGACATATCCAGCTTGCTCAAGTTCTTTTAGACCTGCTCTAACCGATGCAAGTCCATCTGAGTGCCTTTTTGCAAGCTCCTCAGGATATACTCTCCATTCCTCTTTATTTCTCAATATCGTCAATAACAAACCTACTGCTTTATATGACAAGTTATTGTCATCTATAAATTCATTGCTAACACTAGTAAAATTACCTCGTAGCGTCTTGAAAAATGTACTGCATTAGCTGATCACCCCTCCTCTAGAGCGCTTCTCGTTCCACCCTTTGCTGTTTTCTAAAGCTACTTCCCTAAAAATTCTTCGCTTATTCTCTGGTGAATTATGTTTTTTTATGACTTCATACTGAATTCTTGCAATGATTGCTAAGATAATCGTTGTTGTTAATAAAAATAGTTCTAATTTGTTCATGTTACGCTCCTCTAGCACTCCCCAGCGCTTATTGTTTCATTAAGTGTTTGATTTCGTTGACATCAGCAAGACAATACATTTTGTCTTTACCGTTTTTAAAAGATTTAAGGCCATAGCTCTCCATGCATTTTATAGTTTGCCATGAGTAGCCGTATTCATTGACGAGCGTTGTTTGATTGACCCACTGATTCGCTAAATCTTTTTCCTGTATGAGTTTCTTAAACTCATCAAAAAGCTCTTCTGCTATCTGCTTTTTTAGTAAATCGTAAGTAAGTTGTGATTGCATAGATTTATCACCCCTTTCGTGGTATAATCTAAGTAAATAGTATTCTTTAGAGTCCGATTGCCGTCGGACTTTTTTGTTATAATCATCTCGAAGGGAGGTGATTATATGGCTTTCAGCAAAGAAATAGCTGATAAAATTCTTGAGTTCGCCGCTCTTGAACCAACTATCCCAGTCGGTGTTGGTCATGATTTTCAAACAGATGCATTTGATCAGGATGATGTACTTGATACCGCCAAGTATTTGATTAGTACAGGTCAGATTAAAGCTAAAATTGAAAATCACTACTACAACGGGTTAGTCAATATCGCTTTCAGGCAATAGTCCCTGAACACCTGCCGCCATCATCCCATCTATATCAACAAGGTTTGGTATAAATGTGATGGTGGCTTTTGGTTTTTTGTCGGCTGGCATTTCTAGCCTAAAATCTACGACACCTTTTCCAAGCTCCCAGTCATTAATTTTTACTGAATAGCCTGACGATAGCAGGCATTGCCCATCGTTAGGTTCTAATTTTGGTTTGATACTTAGTTTCAGTGAGTTCATTTTTTCTTTTCTCCTTTTATTAGTTTTGTTCCTCCTGCGTGCTATAATAAAGCTATCATTACGAAAGGAGGAAAAGTTATGCAACGTCAATACGTTTCATCTAGTAACGCCCGAAGTGTTGATTGGGAAAATAACACTTTGGAAGTTGAGTTTAATAATGGTTCTATTTACCATTATCACAATGTAAGCCAAACGGAATACCGTTCTGTTCTTGTTGGGTCTGTTGGCTCAAATATTCATAGATTAGCTAAGATACACACTTATACACGTATTGTCTAATCTAGTAGAGTTCCGCTCACTGGGTGGAACTCTTTTGTTTCCACAAGCCGAATACCATCCACCGTGATAATAATCTTGCTATGTAAACATGTCTTTGCTAGAAATTCTGAACCAGCTTCTAGTTGTTTGATTAAATCCTCTGGCATACTTTTCTCCCTTCGTTAGTTTTGTTACGTTTCTAAACTGGCAGATATTCCTGGTTAAGGAATTTATTAATAAAGTATTGTTGCCCTTTACCAGTAACTTTTGGGGTTACATTTGTTGTAGTGTGACCGTCAGAGTGATTGATGGCTGTTTTTTTGAGTTCAAACAATCCAAGCTGCATACTTTTTTGCGTTGGCTGATTCCAAGACTCACCACGGCGACTGATTAGGTAGCCGTTGGCTCGTAACCACTGAAATAGCTTATTCTGACCAATATTGACTCCATTCTGTTTCAGGATTTTAGCTAACTCACCAATCAGACAAGATGATTTGCTAGCACTTACAGCATCAGCAAATAGTACTTTGGGACGGTCTGCCTCGATTTGTGCTTCAAGTTTATGCACTTTCTTATCCGCCATCAGCAACGCCCTTGCCATGATTTTCTCAGGGCTGTTGAAGTCTTTTTCGATTTGGATAAAGTATTTGCGGACTTGTTTAGACTTTTCGTTCCGTTGAAGCATCGCAATTTCTTTAGCCATGTCTAGTTTTAGAACGTGGTCTGTATATTCTGTTTGATTGCCCTGAGCTGTTAGTCTTTTTTGACTAATAGCTACATAGTCTTCATTTTCTTCAAACCCATAATCAGACATTCGTTCTAACCATTTTGTGTACTGAGTTTTAATTTCTAATGCTTGATGCAAATCTCGACCAGAAACAATAGGTTCTTGGTTTTCGTTTAGTGTTACTGTGATAAGATTATTCATATTATTCCTTCTATCTGATTTTTAAATCCGAAATAACTTTTAAGACAAAGCGATTTGATGCTGGGTCTTTTTTTCGTCCAGCAAGAATATTCGCCACATCTTGCGGTTCTTTGCCATAAGTAACTGCTAGATCAACTTGTTTAAGATTGTTATCAAGCAAATACTTCTTTATTTTTTCGATGGCGATTGCGTTATCTGGCATTTATATACCTCCTTTTCAAAAATAAGTAGAAAATATTAATAAAATATACGGAAATCGTTATTCTGCTCAATGATTTTTGTAACCATCTTGATTTTTTTGACTTACAACCTTATAATGAAAGTACCTTTATTACAGAAAGGAGCTGATGTTATTGTTAGCAGAATTTTTGAAAGGTACTGTGCTCTCATAGGTAAATAGACACATTGCTCTACTCGGAGCCGAAGCGGACTAGACGCGCAAAACTAGGAATGAATCTAAGTCGAAAATGTCTATCACTTTAAATTAGAGATAGATGGAGTGGTGGCATGACACGTAAAAATATTGCCGTTATTCGACTTAGGGGTATAGAGTCGTTGTTGCTACCTATAAACCATGCAGTGCTGGTTCCCAATCCAGCGAAGATTTGTTTTGTCTGTCCGATGGGCAGAGAGCTAATCAAAATTGGTGGATGCTAGAGTATCGGACACTCTAGCATTTTCATTTCGAGCAGAATAATTTCCGTAGCACCATCTAGATAGCAGCTAGGTGGTGTTTTATACTTTTAAACAAAAAAGTACGCTATCCAATCGATAACGTACATGATATAATATTGACTGGCACTACTATACCTGCCTTAGCTAAGGAGGTGACGTCTATGTGCGAAACTATCTTCACAACTATCATCGCACCGCTATTGGTTGGAATAATCCTGTTATTAATCCAGAAATGGCTTGATGACAGTGCTGATTAGTGCTTCTATTGCAAAATAGAAAAAACCCCTTGCATTTGTAGGATTTTGCAAGGGGTTTTTATGTTCGCCTATGCGCGACGAAACTATCTTCACTTCCCCTATATCATATCACATACGATATTCAATTGTCAAAGAACTTGTAAGCAAGAAAGTTAGTAAAAAAATAACATTTTTGTGTTGACTTATTTTACACGTTAATGTAAAATGAAGGCATAAGAAAAACCTAGTTATAACCTTTATAACTCTTTTATATTGCGCAGTTCCCCAACTACTTTTAAAAGATTTGTAAAAAGTTTAACTTCGTTTTTTACTAACTAACTATCTTACAAAAACTATTTTACTCTATCGTGTGAACTAAGTCAATATTTTTTACTCGAAAAAGTTAAATTTTTTTTGTCATACTTTCAGAAAGGTTGATATGACAATGTTTGAGGTGTATTCAAGAATTGAAGCCTTAGCTAAAAAAAGAGGAGTATCTCTCCAAAAGGTCGCAACTGATATAGGGCTGAGTGAAAACTACATTTATAATTTAAAAAGTAAAAAAACGGCTAATACAGACCCAATAGAAAAAATAGCTAACTACTTTAATGTTTCTACCGACTATTTACTTGGCAGGACAGATAATCCTAAGATGGCTCAAGATGGGCACACTTCGGTCGCAATCGATCTAAAAAAAGATGCAGAAGAAACCTTCTTCTTCGACGGACACGAACTCAACGACGAGGATATAGACCTTATCACATCTATATTGGAAACGCGCATCAAAAATAGAAAATAGAGAGGGCAGCTCTATGATGACACCAGAAACAGTCTGCCAGGAAAAAGGAATCGATTTAATTTACTTTGACGGTAGGGGTACAAATATCCCTGGAATGTTTAATAAAAAACACAACGTCATTGCGATTGACACTTATCTTGACGGTATATATAAACACAAAGTCATCTATCACGAACTAGGACATAGAGAACATACTGCGAGTTATTACAAGCTAAACAAAGAAAAAGCAGAGCTACAAGCTGATAGGTGTATGATACATCATCTCTTAAAAGAAGAGCTATCCTATTGGGATAATATGGAGGATTTCAACTACATCCAATTCATGGAAAAGTATGAACTGACCTCAATCGCTGACGAAGTGATGGTTAAAGAAGAATTTAAAAATTTAATTTAGGGGATTTATTGTGAAAAAAATAGTATATTTGTTTACCTTATCAGTCTTAATAGTATGCCTCGGAGCTTGCACTGGTGGCTCAAAAAAAGATACAACATCAAAGACTCCCTCATCGGATACTAGTAAAGTATCTGGAGATATGAGCGAAAAAGAATACTTTGATACTCTAATATCTAAGATTGATAAAGTAACAACAGATAACTACAAATCAGATGAGTATCTATTTTATGACTACAAAACAATTTTAAGAGACCCTAAAAAGTACTTTTCCCTTAAGGTCAGAATCAATAATTTAAAAATAATACAAATCTCTGATAAAGATAAATATACTAAAATGCTAGCAAACACCCCTAACGGGGACTTGTATATGTTGTTTATCGAAACCAAGCGACTAGAAACTAAACTTTTAGAAACTGATAATATCACTATCAATGGAAGATATTTATTATCTTATGAATATACGACAACAAGTGGTTCTGAGAATAGTGTCCCTCTAATTTATATAGATGGCTACTTACTTTTAGATAAATAAAAAAGCCCCACGCTCAAATTTTGGTCGAGGAGAGCGTAAGGCAATATGCAATCAATAAGAAGTAAGCTTTAAATAGCTCATTTTCTTATACTCTGAATTATATCACACAAAGGAGGTGATGCCAATATCCTATCTCAAAATCAGCACTCCCCAGCGCAAAGAGAGAGGAAAAACAATGATTGAAAAATACACTAAAAAAGATGGCACAACTGCCTATCGCTTAAGAGCATACCTTGGGGTTGATCCCGTGACTGGTAAACAAGTCAGGACAACTAGGCAAGGTTTTAAAACAGAAAGAGAAGCTAAAAGAGCCGAGGTAAAACTTATTGATGATTTCCAGCGTCAAGGCGCTTGGAAAAGTAATGATAAAACTACATTTGACGATGTAGCTAAACTGTGGTTTGAGCAGTACCAAAATACAGTCAAACCGTCAACATTTCTGGTTAACCAAAATTACTATAAAACAATTTTAAAGCCACATTTAGGGCAACTGCAAATGACGAAGATAACTGTCATGATTTGTCAAAAATTTGTGAATTGCCTGTCTCGATATAGCGGATATACGCTTTATCTAAGTCTAGCAAACAGAATTTTTAAATTTGCTGTCAACTTAGGTATTATTGATAACAACCCAATGAACAAGACGTTGAGATCAAAGTGCACTTACAAAAACGTGGATACACTCACCAAAAAATATTACACAAAAGAGGAATTGAATACTTTCTTGAGGCTTGTGGAAGCTGAAGAAACTCTAGAGATGCGTCTGATTTATAGATTGCTGAGTTATGGCGGTTTTAGGATTGGTGAATTAATAGCTTTAAAAGATACCGACTTTGATTTCCACAACAATACTATCAGCATTACAAAAACCATTGCTTATACAAAAGAAGGATGGGCTGTACAATCTCCTAAAACCAAAAAAAGCAATCGCACTATATCAATGGACGCTGAGACCATGTCGTTAGCCAAATTATATATTAAGCAAAGTATCAAACCTTTACACGGATCGTTTAAATTGTTTAATTTTGCTAGCGACACCGTGAGAAAAAGACTGGACAGATTTATATTGAAGCATGGATTAAAAAGGATTACTCCCCACGGGTTTAGACATACCCACGCTTCGTTGTTGTTTGAGGCTGGGATTCCCGCTAAGATTGCACAAGAGCGGTTAGGCCACGCTAAAATAGCAATCACGATGGATTTATATACTCACTTGTCCAAAAAATCAAAGGATAATGTTGCTGACAAATTGGCCGAACTCGTCGCTATTTAA